TTAGGTGATCTTGAAGCTTCTATGGCTAAGACACCCATACGTGATACTAAAGTAGAAGATATGCCTGAAGAAAAATCTATGGGTTTAATGGCACGACCACAAGGAGTAATGTGATATGGGTATGTGGGCAGGTATAGCTGCAGGTATAGAAGGCTCTGAGGCTAAAAAAGAAAAAGAATTAGCTCAAGCAAAACTTGATGCTCAGTACGATGAAGGTATGAGACTTAAAAAAGTAGGTATGCTTGCTAAGTACGCAAGTAAACATGGCTCTAGTTTTATTGGTGGTGATTATCAAACAGCTTCTACTGGTAGTAATAAAGTATCTTTAAAAAGTTCAGACCATTACATTAATTTATTATCTTCGTTAGATATTAAAGACGAATTAATAACTAAAGCAGCAGGGTATGGACCTAAAAATTTAAAAATGATTACGGAAAGACTTCAAAAAACTCAAGCCAAACATCAAGAACTTTATGGTAAAAATTCCGAAAAACCTGTAGATTTATATAATGATGCATTAGAATCTCTTATTGTTACACAGCGTAACAGCCCTACCTTTGATATAACTAAATACGAAGAGTTATTTGATGTTAAACTTACTGAGGTAGAAACACTTATGATTACCCCTCAAACAAATAGGTACCCTGATATTTCATTTGCACCAAATAGTTTATATCTGCAAGAAAAATCAACTCAAGCAGAACTTTCTGCAGCAGATAAACGTGGAGTAGAATATAGTCAAAGCCGAGCTACTCAAGAAATGTCTAGATTAAATAAAAGAGCTTCTGAAATATTAAGTATAAGTGAACAAACTGGGGGTAATTTATCTGATAATATTCAGGCAGAAAAAACTTGGATAGAAAATCGTATAGTTGAAGTTAGTACAGCTCTTGCTGATAATAAAGATGGTGATTTTGCACCACTTGCTTATCTATACGGAAATAATTTTATGCAAGAAATTATGCAGTATGATCCTAAGTTACAAAATGCACCACTTAATCCAGCCTTTACAACACAAAGAGATACTATAATAGAGGTCCCTAATAGGGATGTTGCAATGGCACTTTTTCAAGGTGGTATATTAAAAAAAGGTATGGAAGTTCTTAATCTTTCCACAGGAAAGAAAATTCGTATAGGAGGGGTACAATAACTTGGGTAATTTAGTATATGAATACGAAGAGCCTCTTGTTTTACAGCCTAAAATTATACCTGAAATACAAGTTGAGGATGATTATGAAGACCCTTTGATACTACAACCAAGTGAGTACGAAGACTCTATTGATGGGATAGAAGATTCTACTAGGGTTGTTGAAACAGATGATGGCGGCTTCATGGACTTTAACGAAGTACTAAAAGAGTACGGTGCTGTTGAAGGCAATCTTAGTGCAGCAGAGTTGACTAAAGAACAAATCATTGCTGACCCAAGGCTAATGGAAGTTCTTCGTACAAGTCTTTCTGCCCGTAATCAAACAGGCATTGGTCGTGATATCTATAGAGGTGCCACGTGGCTTGCTGGTGGTAAGACACCGGGAGGTGCTAGAGACTACTCTACTATGGATGCAGAAAAGGCTTTTGAGACTTGGCAAGAATACCAACGTTCTTTTGCTGGTGGTCAAAGCGTAACTACAGCTAACGAAGTTGTCTTTGGTTTGTCTGCAGGTAAAGATACTCAAAGAAAACTTGGTGCAGGTTATATGCTTTTTGATAGCATGGGTAATGCATTTACTGGCAATGGTACCCTGTCTGAGATGGCTGATGCCACATGGGATTACACTAAGAATGCAGTGCATGATCCTATGACTCTTGGTGCGTTTGGTATAGGCAAGATACTTACCTTTGGTGCAACTAAAGCAAATGGTCTGCTGCTACGCAATGCAATGATAGCACAGTTTCAGAACTACATTAAGAGTGGCATGACTGCAACCGCAGCAAAAAAAGCTGTAGCTACTACAGTAGCCAAGGCTGCACCTGTAACTATAGCTGATGCCGCTATTAACATGGGTGTTGATGTTGGTTATCAGATGCAATTAATAGATACTAATGTCCAAGAAGAATACAGTAAGGCACAAACAGCTTTAGCTGCTGCTGGTGCTATGGTAATACCAGCTTTGTATTTTGGTGCTTTGGGTGTAAAAGAGTTGCGTAAGTCTGACGCTTTAAAAGATACATTTATTGGTTATAAAGAAATAGATAAAGTTGCCTTAGACTTAGGTGCTGAAGCTGCTACACAAGCCTCACGTGCAAGAACTTTAAAGAATGAAGATATATTAATAGATTACACCGACGACAACTTTGGCCTAATCAAAGGAGACCCTAAACAATTTTTAAATTGGAAAGATGTTAAGGATGAATCTGAATTAGGCATAGAGTTTAGATCAGAAGAAACTTCCGACATTAATCTTGTTGATGCTTTTTATAAACGTTTTTGGTTTGGTGATATTGATCAAGGTAAGAAGGGTTACTACGAGGCCTTAAAAGATGCAGGGTTTGTAGTACATAAATCCATGCTAGAAGAAAACAAAATAACAGGTGTGTATGGTCAAGCTATAACTATGCTACCAGAAGACACTGTTAAAAACATGGTGTTAAACTTTGAAAAATCTACTGGTAAAAGTCTTGGGATAGGTTACACACCCCGCTCTGTATCAGAACACTTTGTAAATAAAACAAGTGCTGGTGCTAAACTCTTGTGGACACCCTCTGAGATATCTCGTTTAGATAACTTAGGGTTAGATGCAAAAGAATTAGTTGAAGAGCTTGCAGGTAGAAGAGTTAAAGAAGCTGATAAACCTAAGTACCAACAGTTTGGTTTGTCAGTTTATAAACGGCTACTTACTTCACACTTAGCTACAACAGGGGCTAACATAAAAGGCTTTGTTTCTTTAGTTAGTTTAAACACTGTTGCCGATGTGTTTACTTCTGCTGCTAACTTTAGTCAGGGTGCTTTTTATAAGTATGCTAAAGGTGATCTTGACAAAGCTCAACAGGCTTACAACAGAGGCTATGGCTCTATACTTGGTGCTGTACGTAGGGGGGCTGATGCAGTCTCACCAGAACTTTCTATAGAGTATGCAAAAACAATACTAGAGTTTAATCCTAAAGAAATGGAGAAAATCTTTCGTGATATAGCGGGTGATGGTGGTGCTAATGATAACTTAAAACTTTTTAATCTGGATGCTAAAGGTAGAGTAGATTCTCAAGGAAAAATAATAAATCCTAAAGCAACATTGGACCCTAAAGGTTTAGCATATAAGACAGTTAAAACTTTAGACGCTACAACTAAAGGCGCACAAACACTTACTATGGTAAGGTTACAGGATGAGATAACTAAGACTTGGGCCTTTGGTGCTAACGTAAATCAAGCTATCATGAGGGCTTACGGTAAGACACCACAAGCTTTCTTTGCTGACCCTACTGAAGCTGCATTAGAGATGGCATCAGATAAGTTTAAAAAAGAAGTTCTTGAAAAGGCTACCTTTAGAACACTAAGAGAAACAGCTTCTGTTAATTGGTCAACACTACCTGCTAACAATGCGTTTAGAGCTATAGCAGCTAATATTGAATGGGCTACAAATACAACAGTGGCAGGTTATGTAGTTCCTTTTGGTAGTTTTCTTAACACTACTATAGCTACAATGGCTGATCTTACAGGTATAAATGCAGCAAGATTTTTTACCTACAAAATTACAGGTAAACAACTAGACTTTGCAACCCAAGAAGGTGCTGAAGCTTTTGGAAAAATGGCTGCAGGTTGGTCTGCTATTGCTATAGGTGTGCCGCAAGCCAGAGAAAAAATCGCAGAAGGACTTGCATGGAATCAGGATAGAAATGAAGATGGCTCTATCAATGACCGTACTTTTGAATGGCCTAACTCTACCATAAGAGTTATGCAACAAATCTTTGCTCATGGTCTTGGAGATAGTGATGATATTAGAGATTTTAAATATTCAGAAGTACCTGAAGATTTACTTGAGGTTCTAGCTGATCAGGTCGGAGGTCAATCTGTACGTGATGTAGATGGATTTACACGAACTTTAAAAGCTTGGGGCCAAGAGATTATTGACTCTCAAAGTATACCTGAAGCACTAGGAGATTTTGTTGGGCCACCTATAGCAAAAGTTTTACAAGGTGCAACACGTCCACTTGATATGCCTAACCAAGTGTACGGACTACTGACTGACTCTAACATGGCACCTGATCTAAAACAGGGCGGTCAAACATATAACAGTGCATTAAAGTATGTAAATAATCTGTTTGATACTGTTGATGGTTTACCACGTAAGGCTACTGCTACTCGTGGATACAGTAAACCTGTTGATATAGGTAAACAAATATTAGCAGAAAGAAGATCACCTGAACCTACACCAATAGAAATTATTTTAAATTCTGCAGGTAGAAGTTCTTGGAAAGCAATACCATTTGATGGGCCACCAGTAATAAGAAATAAAATGAATGCTATGATTGAACCATACTTAAACAACTCTGCTGTTAGGTACTTAAGGAAGAACCCAACTTACTTTAGAATGTCTTTAGCAGATAAAGAAAAAGTAATATCAGAAATTGTAGGTGATGCTAGAAAGCAAGTGCTTGCTGTATTTAAAACAGGTGCAGTGCCTAAAAGTTTAGAGATGGTACGTGTTCTTTCTAGTAGAGACAAAAAAGAAACCCAAAGAGTCATGGACTATCTGGGTGTAGAAGGTAACATTGAAGACCTTCTTGAGCAGGACGATGGGTTAATCATCTTACAAAAAATTAAAGCTTTGTCTGACAACTACGACAAGATATTCTACGGTGATCTTGGCCTAGACTAATCATCATCCTCTAACATAAAGTCTGCCCACTCGTATGCTGAACGCTTTACCTGAGACATGTTTAAAGCCCCTCTACTACTTGAAAGTATTCCAGCAAGAGCTTGTCCTGCTAGGTACCTTCGGGCAGTGAGGGGTTTTATCATGTCTGGGTTACGCTTCTTGCGTGTGTACTTCTTAGCTTCCTGCTCTAAGTTGCTCATACTGCTTCACTTTTTCTAGGTTCTTGAAATACTCGGTGTTAAACCCGAACTCCCAATCTTTGTTAGGCCGTGTGTCTATCTTGTAGGGATTGACTAGCTTGCCCCTAATGAAAGATTCTCTGCCTTGATCGTATGGTTTCACTTATGAACCTCCTTCATAGCTTGTCGCATTCTTTGCATATACCAATCAGCCTTGTCCATATCTTCAACAGGATTCTGTTTGTACCTGTGACGATGTTGATACTTAATCATATTACCATGACAGTATGCAATGAATCCTTCAACACCTAACACTTGTTTAATATAATCAATGCATTCTACTTCTCCTGTGTTATAGTGCAGGGGTTTACTTACAGGATTAAAGGTTGAATTTTCTGGTAGATTCCACTTAGTCATGCTATTCCTTTATTGAGTTGTAAGACAACAATAACATTTAGTAATCTGTTTGTCAATACCTATGCACCTTGATCCACATTAAAAGGTAAAGGTACACACTGACTAACTGCCCTTGCTTTTGGTGTTGGTCTTGTTTGAAATAGATACAACATATTCAACTCCCTATATGTTTGACAGTCTTCTTCATTTTTAAATGCCATGTTTGGTGCATTTACTATAAACGCAGTTTCTGATGTAACTGGTGTACTCATTGCCATTATCACTACATAAGCCCATATCATATTACTTCTCCTTTTGTTTTTGTATATGATCCTCTAAATAATTTTTAGCTTTAGTTATTTTCTCAACGTCATCTTTAAAAGCACCTAGCCCTGTATTACAATTAGAACACACCCAACCTCTGAATGTTTCTGTGTCGTGACAGTGATCTAGTACCCATGTTTGCATCCTTGGTTGTCCCTTTCTTCCTAATTCTTTTATGTCTCTCTCACAAATAGGACAACAATAAGTCTCATCAGGGTAGGGGTGTAAAGTTCTTAAGTGTCTTACCAAACCTGATTGATTTCTTTTACAGGTGCCACATTTTCTTTTTATTTCTCCTGATGGTAATAGTTGAAAGTTATCAACAGGTTGTACTATCCCGCAATCATTACACTCTAAGCCCCCTTCATATGGTTGAGGGCTTAGTGTTTCAAACATCTCAAGTTGCATCAGGTAATGTCTACCATCTCACATACATCACCAGTGCAAGCCATCGTCTGCATGCCAGAAGTATTATCTTCTTGCTCATACTCAGCCAGCTTATCCCACTCAATCTTTAACGGTGAAGCGTCTATCATATTGTAATAGTCCTCCTTGGTACACTCTTGGTACGGTGCTTGTTGATACGTATGTTCATTGAAAGGTAGAAATGATACACCTGACATTTCATCAAAATGTTTGTACACAAATGCACCTACCTCAAACCATTCATCAGCCTTGACATTGATTGTCACACTAGGCTTATGCTCACACCAATGACGTTGATACATCAGCCACATCTCTAGCTGCTCTAGTGCTGTCATGTCAGCCGTATGTACTGCACCTAGTGGTGACTGCATAGGGAAACTAAACACTGTGGTAGCGTCAGGCTTCATAACGTCAGGCTCATTAGGAATGCCTTGACTAACCATGAATTGTGTTAGTGGATCTTTATTATCTCCACGCACAGTACGGATATAATAGGGA